CCTCGCTCGCAACCTGTGCAAGATGAGAAGCCACTGAGATGCCCGGTCCTGCACCGAAACCACCAGATCAACGAAGGACGCGCCACAAGCCGCGAGCCGGTGAGTGGCAGGCCGCCCCTGGCATCGGCTGGCAGCACGGGAAGGTGCCAGCCCTGCCGTCGGGCCTTAGTGCCGACTCGCGCCGCGCCTGGAAGGCGTGGTTCGCCTCGTGGGCCGCGTCGTTCTGGAAGCCCGAGGACGAGTCCGCGCTGCGGACCGCCATCACCCTCTATGACGAGATGATGCGCAAGCCCTCCGCTTCCCACGCCACCGCGCTCGGCCAGTACCTCGACCGCTTCGGGCTCACACCCAAGGGCCGCCAGGACCGGCGCTGGCTCCAGCCCGAGACCATGACACAGCAGCAGGAGACGCCGACCGCCGATGAGAAGTATCGGAGGCTGCGCGTCGTAGGTGGATGAAACACTGGCGCGGACCGACCTACGAGGGCGAGTTCCCCACGCTCGGCTACATCGTCTGGCAATGGCTCGAACAGCACCTCGCGTCGCCGAGTGACGACACCAGGCAGCTCGCGCTCACCGAAGAGCAGGCCCGCCTACTCTTGCATTGGTATCGGCTGGACCCCCTGTCGGGCCGCTTCGTGCATCGCCGGGGCGCGCTGGAGATGGCGAAGGGCTGGGGTAAGTCGCCGTTCCTGGCTGCCATCGCCATCGCCGACTTCGCCGGCCCTGCCCTCTTCGACGGCTGGGATGCGGACGGTGATCCGGTGGCGCGCCCGTGGGGCACCGGCGACGACCCGGCGCCCTGGGTCCAGATAGCCGCCAACTCCGAGGACCAGTCCGAGAACACGTACGGCGCCATCTACTCGCTGCTGACGGCCCGCGACGGCAAGGTCGGCGACAGCCTCGGCATCGACTTCGGCCGGACCCGGCTCTATCTCAAGAACGTTCCCGGCTCCAAACTCGAGCCGGTGACCGCCAGCGCGGGCAGCCGCGAGGGCCAGCGCGTGACCTTCGCCGTGCTCGACGAGACGCACCTGTGGACGAAGCGCAGCCGCGGCGTGCAGCTCGCCAACACGCTCCGGCGCAACGTCGCCAAGATGTCCGGGCGCACGCTCGAGACCACCAACGCCCCCATCCTCGGTGAGCAGTCGGTGGCCGAGATGACCGGCAAGGCCGCCGAGGATGACGAGCCGGGCGTCTGGTTCCACGCCACGCGCCCGAGCCGCGAGCCGATGCCCGACTGGACCGACGAGCAGATGCTCGTGGAGCTCGACCACGTCTACGGCGACTCATGGTGGGTCGACCGCCGTCGACTCATCCGCGAGATCAGAGACCCCAGCACCGAGTGGACCGATGCGCTTCGCTTCTACTTCAACTTCCGCACGACCGGCGCCGGGCGTGCTGTGGACCCGCTCCGCTGGGCCGACCTGGCGACCGAGCGGCCGGAGGCTGGCGCGCTCATCGGCATCGGCTTCGACGGCGCCTTCCGCCGCGACGGGACCTGTCTGCTGGGCTGCGACGAATACGGCACATCGTTCGTCCTGGGATGGTGGGAGAACCCGTATCTCCCATCCGACCCCCGCAGCCGCGAGTGGAGCGTCCCGCGCGACGAGGTGAATGCCGCGGTCGAGCAGGCGTTCGCGCGCTACCGCGTCGGTCGCTTCCTCTACGACCCGCCCTACTGGAACACCGAGGGCATCGAGTGGGCCCGCCGCTATGGCGAGGAGGTCGTGCTCGCCTTCGACACCAACCAGCCGCGGCGCATGGCCCCGGCCGTCAACCGCTGGATGACGGCCATCGCGGAAGGCACCCATCACCACGACGGCGACGAGCGGCTCACCCGTCACGTCGCAGCGGCGCATCTGCGCAAGGTCCAGGTCAACGCCCCGGACGACGACGGGCGCACCAAGTACGTACTAGAGAAGGGCGAGGATCGAGCGCGCATCGACGGCGCGGTCGCCGACGTCCTCGCCCTGGAAGCGGCCATGACGATGGACCCGCCAGCCGTCACCCCCACCGTGGAGCTCATCCAGCTATGACACTCAGAGAACGCATCCGCGACTGGCTCGGCATCGAGGAGCGCGCGATCACGCCGGCCCAGCTCTTCAACACCGGCCAGTGGGTGGACCTCGCAGGCACATCCTCGGGCCAGGTCGTGACCGCCGAGACGGCCATGCGCGCCGCGCTCGGCTCGTGCGTGCGCCTGCTCGCGGACGACATCTCGACCCTGCCGGTCAACGTCATGGCGCGTGACGGCCGCGTGACCACCGAGGTCCCGCCCCCGTCGTGGCTGGAGCGCCAGGGCCACGACGGCTTCCTCTTCAACTACATCAGCGACTGGATCACCAGCCTCGGCACCGACGGCAACGCCTTCACGCTGACCCTGCCCAACCGCTTCTATCCCGAGTTCATCGAGGTGCTCGACCCCACGACCGCCGAGTTCGACGAAAAGTCCCGCGAGATCCACATCAAGGCCAACGGCGTGGACGTGCCGGAGGACCGGCTGCTATGGGTGCCCTGGCTGCGGATGCCGGGCAAGCTCCGGGGCATCAGCCCCGTCGAGGCGTCGCGCGAGTCGGTCGGCCTGGAGCTCGCCGCGCAGAAGTGGGCCGGTGCCTTCTTCCGCAACGGCGGCACGCTGGGCGGCATCATCACCGTGCCGGGCGGTCCCGAGACGGTGGACGCCGAGAAGCTGCGCGAGCAGTTCGAGGCCAAGCACAAGGGCGAGCGCAACTGGCACAAGCCCGCGGTGCTCACCGGCGGCGGCACCTACAGCGCGGAGACGGTCAAGCCCGCCGAGGCCGAGCTGGCGCCGCTGTGGACGCACGTGCTCGAGGAGGCCATGCGCGTCTACCACATCCCGCCGCACCTGCTCTCGGTCATCGACACCGGCGCGGCGGCGCGGGCCAGCGTCGAGGAGCGCGGCATCAGCTACGTGCGCCACGCCGCGCGGCCGTTCGCCACGCGCTTCGAGCAGTCGCACGGGCGGATGTTGCCCGAGGGCCAGTTCCTCAAGCTCAACATGAACGCCCTCCTCCGCGGCGACGCCAAGACCCGCGCCGAGTTCTACTCCACGATGCTCGACGCCAAGGTCATGGCGCGCGAGGAGGTCCGCGACCTCGAAGACCTGCCGTTCGTGGGCGAGCTCGGCTGGCTCGAGACGCCCAACAACAACGGCGTGCCCGAGTCGACCCCGTCCGAGGAGCCCCGCTCCCTGTCCATCGACACCACGGTCATCGGCGAGGACTCCACCATGCGCATCATCGAGCAGACGCGCGAAGCCTCGAAGGCCGGCGCGGCCGACGTCCTGGCCGAGGTCCGCGAGCGCATGGACGCACAGGACGCGGTCATCTCGGGGCAGGACAAGCTGCTCGCCGAGCTGCTCGCCGCGAGCGAGGAGTTCCGCTCCGCGCTCACCGCGAGGAACGACCCGCCCGACATCAGCACCGACGGCGACTTCGTCTACTACCGGCGCGGTCGTGAGGTCACCCGTAAGCGGGTCATGCGCGACGAGCGCGGGCGTGTGACCGGGCTGGTGGCTGCATGAGGGTCGAGGTCAAGGTCAAGGGCGAGGCACGCATCGTGCATCGCTGCATCAACTGTGGGAAGCCCATCGCCGGCGACCCCATCGTCCAACACCGCGACGGCCGCCTGGTGGCCGTCCACGCGGACTGTCACCAGAAGGAGTAACGAGACATGGCAGCCGATCCCCGGCTCACCAACGAGGCCGCCTCGACGGCCAACAACGCCATCACCGCCCTCATCGACGGCGGCGGCGGTGCCGGCTACATCATCTTCTACGACGGCACCATCCCCACCACGGCCGACACGGCCATCGGCGCGCAGGTGGCGCTGTCCACCTGCACCTTCAGCGCCACCGCCTTCGGCGCGGCCAGCAACGGCACGGCCACGGCCGCGTCCATCACCGGCTCGACCGCGGGCGCGACCGGCACGGCCACCTGGGCGCGCTGGTATCAGGGCGACGGCGGGACCGTGCTCGATTGTACGGTGGGCACGTCCGCCGAGGACGTGAATTTTAACAGCAATGTCTTCTCTACCGGCGCCAGCGTCGACATCACCGCGCTCGTGGTCGTCGTTCCGAAGACCTGATAGATGGTCTCCTGCGAAGCGCAGGACGACCACTGCTGCTACCTCGGCCCGTTCGGGGTCTGTCCCGCCCTGCGCGACGACGGCCCCGACGCGCCG